GCTAGCTTGTGGCTGATGTCGATGACACCAGGAATACGCTCGCCTTTCTCGTAGTAACCGAAGGCCTTACGACCGCCAGCGAGCAGCACTGAACACGCAAAAGCGCCGATGGTTGCGACCATCACGCCACTAAACGTTCCCCAGTGAATGACTATCAAGAATGCGAAGATGATAGCGTCCATCAATAATGGATTTGACAGCACTTTGAGCCGCCAATACCAACTCATCTTCGCCATGCTGATTAACAGCGCGATGCCTACGATGAGGCCGAGTTCAATGATGCCCATGATCATGCAACCTTGGGTTCAGGCTTGCTGAAGAAGCCAGTGATGTAATCCTTGATACGGATCACATCCTTTTCCAACTGCCCAGTTGCCACATACGCAGCAGCGCGTGACGCAGCGATCATGCTGCTGACGAACGCAGCGATGAAGCCGAGGATCAGCAACATGTATGCGATAAAGGTTGACCCAGTCAACATAATCGCGCCGACAGCCATGTACCCAGCGAGCTGCATGCCTGAGTACGTGCCCAGGATGGTGACAGCCACCGCAGTGACTGAGCCCCAAAGTGCACGCTTGCCAGTGGGCACTTCAACGCCCATGAGCTTCGCCATGCTGCGCACGTTGTCCCACATACCGATGTCTTCGCCGTTGGTGTCTTCGACAGCGGTGAATGTTTGTGCAGCAGCTTGAGCAGTAGGGGTCTTGGTATTACGGGCCATGATTAAATTCCTTCAGAAGTTAGTTAAGTGAAGCGGTCGCTTCGCATTGACCCCTGAACATCAGGAGCCAATACGCAGAGGACGCATTGACAATGCGCATCGAAGATGCGCATTAGCCGGGCAACAGATTGAACACGTGCATAGCTATCAGAAAGATAGCAGCAACGGCACAGCCAGCAAGGGTTATGACGTCTTCGCGGCTCATGCTGCGAGCCTCGACGATGCGCGGTTACCGATGATGGTCTTGATCCATTCACGGCCGAGACGGTCGCGGTAGCGCTTAACCACTGGCGTGGGTGCTACGCTTTTGGTAGCAGCAGCGACAAGCGCAGGTGCTTCGACGTTGTAGACGCTGTCACGCAGCTGCTTGTAGCACGTGCGTGCGACGACGAGCTTGGCTTCGAGCGCTGCGTTAGCAGTCTCCAGTTCAGCGATGCGAGCAATGAGTTGAGCCTTGGTTGACATGATGCGATCCTTTCAGGACATAGGGGTTAATGACACCAAAGACGCATTGACAGGGTTGAGCGAAGCGAAGCCCTATGGCCCACGTGCAAAGAGACTCCTTATTACGAATCCGAAGGCGGAATCCGAAGTGGGGTAGATCTTTGCGACGGGGCCATAAGAGACTCACGAAGCGCTGTGTACCCAAAAATAAAAATTTTAAAAATTCCAAAATATTCACTATCATTTTGATAGCACAGCCTCTTTGCTCTAAAATCGAAGCCATGGCAAAAACCGCTGCGCTCCTCCGCAACCACAAAGCCCGGAACCCCATCCCTAAACTCCGGACCGCTCCGGAGACAACGACGATGGGCGCAGCCGCCAATGTCTCAGTCGATAAGCCCCTGACCGAACAACAGAAGCAGTTCGTCAAGTTCTGGGCAGAGGGCGACTCCATCCCCAACGCCATGAAGCGTGCTGGCTACAACGACCAGCCCAGCTACGGGTACCGGATGCAGAAGATGCCCAACATCCAGGCTCTGTACCAGAAGTACACGCAGAAATACGAAGAAGAGAACAAGATGACCCGCGCCAAGGTGCAGGCGATGCACATGGAGGCGTTCGAGATGGCCAAGCTCCTCAGCGAACCAGCCTCCATGGTGGCCGCAGCACGTGAGATCGGGAAACTGTGCGGCTACTACGAAGCCACCCGGCACACCATCGACATCAACATCAAAACCAACACCACCATGCAGCAGATGTCCCGGCTTTCAGACGCCGAACTGCTGAAAATCATTGAGGAGGGCACTGCAAATGACCCAGACCAGCTCGGATTCGACGACCCAGACGAGGTGGGTGGATAGCCGTGGCTACGAGTACAAAAACGCGGCCGACTGCCTCCTCCGCAAAAAAGCGGACACCCTCCGCAACTCCATCCTCGAAGCGCACTACCAAAGTGGCTTCTGGAAAAAAGACCAAATCGAAAGCTACCTCAAAGCCTACGACGCCGCCGAAGGCACGCACACCGAAAAGCACCTCAGTGGCTGCACCGCCAGGAGCAAGGCCTACGGTGGCCAACGCGGAAGTAGCACAGCGTCTTCTGTCCCGTCGTCGGATGCTGCCTTTCATTCAGCGATTCAACCCCAAGTACCAAGCCGGATGGGTCCACAAGGACATCTGTCGTCGCCTTGAGAAGTTCAGCCAGGAAGTGGCCGAGGGTAAGTCACCTCGGCTCATGATCCTGATGCCTCCACGGCACGGTAAAAGTGAAATTGCCTCCCGGAACTTCCCGGCGTGGCACATGGGGCAGTATCCGGACCACGAGTTCATCGCCTGCTCGTACAACGTGTCGCTGGCGATGGATTTCAGCCGGAAAGTGAAGCAGATCATCAATGACCCGCTCTACAAGAGCGTGTTCAACGCTGAACTGGACCCGAATAACCAGTCCACCGAGACCTGGGGCCTGAATAACGCACGCGGCGGCTACGTGGCCGCAGGTATCGGTGGTGCGATCACAGGTAAGGGCGCCCACATCCTGCTGATCGACGACCCTGTGAAGAACGCCGAGGAGGCTGACTCCCCGGACACCCGCGAGAAGATCTGGGAGTGGTACCTGTCCACCGCTTACTCGCGGCTCGCGCCGGGCGGCGGGGTGCTGATCATCCAGACATGGTGGCACGACGACGATTTGGCCGGTCGCCTGCAGACGATGATGAAGGACGGCCACGACGACCAGCACGTGGACCAGTTTGACGTGGTGAAGTACCCGGCCATGGCCGAGGCAGACGAGTGGCTGGACACCCAGACGAACAAGATTGAGCGCCTGGAGCACCAGGAGCCACCCCAGGACTCCATACTACGCGCCCATGCCCGCGCCATCGCTGCCGGGATGGACACCACGCACCTCCGCTTCCTGCGGGCGAAGGGCGAGGCCCTGCACCCGGCGCGGTATGACCTCGAAAAGCTCCTCCGCATTAAGGCCCAGAACAAGGGCGGGCGGTGGTGGTCGGCCCTGTACCAGCAGAACCCGGTGCCTGACGACGGGGCGTACTTCCTTAAAGAGCACTTCCGCCGTGGGATTGTGCCGCACGTCTCCCGCTCGAACGTCTACATCGCGTGGGACTTCGCTATTTCCGAGAAGAAACAGAACGACTACACCGTCGGCACCGTCGGGTTGCAGGATGAGAACGACATGCTGCACGTGGCCGACCAGATCCGGTTCAAGTCGGGTGACGGGCTGTTCATCGTTGAATCTATTCTGAATCTATGTGAGAGATGGTATAGTCCGAACCTAATCCTCGGCTTCGAAGACGGCCAGATTTACCGCGCAATCGAAGCTCTATTGAAGAAACGCATGAGAGAACGCCGGGTCTACCCTTCCGTCATGGTCCTGAAGCCCATCACCGACAAGATGGCTCGGGCACGTCCGCTGCAGGGCCGCATGCAGCAGGGGATGGTGTCGTTTAACGCTGTCGGCGAGTGGTACGACGGCATGCGCCAGGAGTTGCTCCGTTTCCCGGCCGGCGTGCATGACGATCAGGTGGACAGTCTGGCCTGGATGACCACGATGGCTATTGGGCGTCAGCCCCCGATGAAACCCCGTACAAAGGAGCCTGCCTCATGGAAAGACAAGCTGAAGCTCTCCGGAACGTCCGGCTCGTTCATGGCGGCTTGACATGCTCGACGTGATCGTGCCCCTCGCCGTCATCGCTGTGCTGCTGCTCATCGGCCTCTCGGTGATCCCATGACGATCCCCTTCGCCTGCACCAGCGTCGATCTGGTCACCATGGTGATCGGCATCGGCTTCCCGACCCCGGAGATAGCCCTCGCCGCCGCAGGCGCACGCCTCGCCACGTTCAGTGGCGCCACCCACGATGAGAACTGGGTGTGGGACCGTGAGGCCCTGAACAAGCTCGAATACACCACCCTCTCCGATCTCGTCACCAGCCTCAAGCAGGCAGCAGGTATCCAATGAGCGCCCCAGAACTTGTCGCACGCTGCTTCGCAGCCCGCACCGCAGCCCACTTCATGCATTTGCAGACGGCGTCGTACGCCGCGCACGTGGCCCTGAACGAGTTCTACGGCGCCATTATCCCGGCCACCGACGACTTCATCGAGTGCTACCAGGGCGTGTACGGGAAAGTGGACGAATACCCCGCTGTGAAGATCGCCACCGGCCTGCCAGTCCCCATGCTGCGCGTCCTGCGCGAGTGGGTCGTGAACAACCGGGAAGAGTGCTGCGAGAGCCACGACGAAGACGCCGAACACGCCGAGGGCGACGACCCGGATTGCACCGAGTTGGCGAACCTCATCGACAACATCCTAGCTGTGATTGACCGGGCACTCTACAAACTGAAATTTTTGGGGTAGTCCATGCCAGTAAACGCCGAAGCCACCTACAAGACCTGGAACCGTTATGCATGGTGTCGTGACAACGGTCACACACGCTTCATGCAGAAGGCCGACAAGTGCGAGCGCTTCTTCGAAGGTGACCAGTGGGACGCGGCAGACCGCGCCATGCTGGAGAAGACCCGCCGCCCGGTGCTGACGATTAACAAAATCCTATCTACCGTCAGTAACGTGATGGGTGAGCAGATTAACAACCGGGCCGAGATCAGCTACCGCCCGCGCTCCGGAGCGCCCAGCGAGATCGCTGAGGCTCTGAACAAGGTCTACAAGCAGATCAGCGACGAAAACCAGCTGAACTGGAAGCGTAGCGACATGTTCGCTGACGGGATCATCATGTCACGCGGGTTCCTGGACATCCGCATGAAGTTCGGCGACAGCATGATGGGCGAGGTTGAGGTCAACAGCATCAACGCCAAGAACGTCATGATCGACCCGGATGCCGAGGAATACGATCCGGACACCTGGGGAGAGGTGTTCACGACGAAATGGGTGACCGCAGACGACATCGCGGTTCTATACTCTAAAGAAGATGCCGAACTGCTGCGGAACAAGGACCGCAGCAGCTTCCCGTACGGCTACGACTCCATCCAGATGAACCGGGACCGCTTCGGGTACAGCCAGTACCCGATGTACAGCGGGAACTTCGACAACTCGTCCGTGCTGCGGAACATCCGCGTGATTGAGCGCCAGTACCGCATGCTGGACAAGCAGAAGCACTTCCTGGCGCCCGAGACCGGCGACATGCGCCCGATCCCGGCTGAGTTCGACCGGAACAAGATCGCCTTGTTTGTCGAGAAATTCGGCTTCCAGGTCGTGCCGAAGCTGGTGCGCCGGATCAAGTGGTATGTGATGGCCGACAACGTCGAGCTTCACAACGACTGGTCCCCGTACAAGCACTTCACCATCGTGCCGTACTTCCCGCACTTCCGTCGCGGCAAGACCATCGGCCTCGTCGAGAACCTGCTAGGTCCGCAGGAGTTGCTGAACAAGGTCACGAGCCAGGAGCTTCACGTCGTGAACACCACGGCGAACAGCGGCTACAAGATTAAGGCCGGTGCCCTGACGAACATGACGGCTGAGGAACTGGAGGAAAAAGGTGCGCAGACCGGTCTTGTCATTGAAGTTAACGGCGACCCAGATAAGGACGTCCAGAAGATTGCCCCGAATCAGGTTCCCCAAGGACTTGACCGTATCAGCTACAAGGCTGAGGAGTCAATCAAGACAATCTCTGGTATCAGCGACTCGATGCAGGGCATGGACCGCGCTGATGTGGCGGCAAAAGCAATCCAGGCTAAGAAGCAGGCCGGTGCGACGAATCTGGTCAAGCCGCTGGACAACCTAGCCCGCACTGACTTCATCGTTGCGCGGAACATCCTCGACCTCGTCCAGGAGTTCTACACCGAAGAGCGCCTGATGACGATCACCCACAACCAGGTCACCGGCGAGACAGAGACCTTCGCGGTGAACCAAGCCACGGCTGAGGGCACGATTGTGAACGACCTCACCCTCGGCGAGTACGGCGTCGTGGTCACGTCCGTGCCGGTGCGCGACACCCTCGAAGACAGCCAGTTCGAGCAGGCCGTGGCGATGCGCAAGATGGGCGTCCAGATCCCTGACAGCGTGCTGATCGACGCGAGCCGCCTGAACAACAAAAAGGACATCATCAAGCAGATGGAGGGCGACAAGACCTCCCCTGAAGCGCAGGAGCAGGCTGAACTGCAGAAACGCGGCCAAGCCGCTGAGGTATCCAAGGCTGAGGGCGAAGCCGCCCAGAAACACGCCGACGCCCAGCTGAAGGGCGCCAAGACAGAAGAGACCGTCGTGAAGACCCAGGTCCTGCGCGAGGGTGAGCCGGACGACGGCTCCGGTCAGGCGAAGATGGCCGAGGTCCACGTGAAAGCCGCCCAGGCAGAGCACAAGATGTCCCTCGACGAACGTCTGGCTGAGCAGAAGATGGACCTTGCCGAGCGCGAGCACCAGTTAGATCGTGAAAAGGTCGCCTCCGACCAGAACCTGAAGGCTCAGGACATGGCCCAGAAGCGTGAGGACGCCAAGGCCCAGCAGGTCATGCAGATGGCGCAAGCCGCCCAGAAACCCACTTCATCCACCCCCAAGTAAAGGAGAGCACTGTGTTCCTGAAGAAATTTCTCAAACTTGATCCCGAGCCGGGTGACACCGGTGGTTCGGTAGACCGTGGGGACGTGATCCCCGAAGACAAGGACCTCGACCCGGATAACCCGGACGGCGAGCTTCCCGACCCGAAAGCCGCCGACGAGGGCGCTGAGGACGAGGTCGCTGAGGAGGGCGAGGAGAAGGAGCCCAAGCCGAAGGGTAAGGACACTCGCATCCCTGAGTCGCGGCATAAGGCGATCCTGGAGAAGGAGCGCGAGAAGCGCGCCGACCTGGAGCGCCAGCTGGCCCAGTACCAGCAGGGCGGGCAGATCGCCGAAGTGGGCAAGGAGATCACCGAGCTTGAGAACACGGTGCTGACCCTTGAGAAGAGCTACACGAAGCTGCTGGCCGAAGGTAAGCTGGACGAAGCCGCTGCTGAGATGGCCCGTATCCGTGCCACTGAGCGCAGCATCGGCGAGGCTAAGAACGATCTGAAGATCCAGGCCGCTGAAGCCCGCGCTGTCGAGCGTACCCGCTATGGTGTGGCGCTGGAGCGGATTGAGACCTCGTTCCCGGTCCTGAACGAAGACCACGACGACTTCGACCCAGCTGTCATGGCTGAGGTGATCGAGTTGAAGGAAGCCTATCAGGCCAAGGGCCTGACACCGACCGTGGCGCTGCAGAAGGCCGTGCGCCTGATCGTCGCGCCGCGTAACACGAAGCAGGAGCTTGCCACCACGACCACGCCCCGCGTGACCGAGAAGGACGTCACCGCCGCCCGTAAGACAGAGGCGGTGAAGAAAGCTGCTGAGGTCACAGGTAAGACCCCGCCGAACCTCGCCAAGGTTGGCCTTGATGGGGACAAGCTGGGCGGCGGGAAACTTGATCCACGTCAGGTGATGGGTATGAGCCAGAAGGAGTTCGCTGGGCTTAACGAAGAGACGCTGTCTCAGATGCGGGGGGATACGCTGTGAACCACATCCAATCACCTGACACCAGTGACAGCGCCATCGAGCGCGAGATCGTCGCCAAAGGCCTGACCGCGCCGCGAGTGACGATGGCTGACATCGAAGCGAATATCGCCAGCGAGTGGTATCTGTCACCGGGCGACGGTGACTACATTGCTTTCCTGTGCTCCAACGCCGGGCGCCACGGCACTGCGCCTCCTGATGCACTCAGGCTCCTGACCTTCTGTGTCTTAGTGCTGCGCAACGGCTTCACCGTGACCGGCGAGTCAGCCTGCGCCAGCCCCGAGAACTTCGACGCCGAGATTGGCCGCAAGATTGCCCGCGCTGCCGCAGTGAACAAGATCTGGCCACTGATGGGCTACGCACTGAAAGAAAAACTGAGCGCACCATGAAACACTGGCTGCTTCAGAACCTCATCGCGTTCGACCAACTGCTGAACACTTTGTTCTTCGGCGGCTGGGCGGACGAGACCATGTCCTCGGCCAGCTACCGGATGGAGCGGGACGGGTACTTCTGGGGTTTTCTGCGGCCAGTGATTGACACGATTCTCTGGTTCGACAAGAACCACTGCCAACAGTCGTACGAGGCGGAGCGCCAGCGACTGCAACTACCTCCGGAAGACCGACCATGACTGAACCCAAACGCATGATCCCCCCAGCAGCGAAACAAGCCTGGGAAGAACTCCGGGACCAAGTGGCGTCGCATAACGTACAGGAGAACAGTGTCCTGCGCGATGACCACCGCGAAGTTGAGCGGCGCGTGACGCGGCTGGAGGCACGATTAACTGCTGTGGAGGTTGGAATGGTTTCTAAACTCGAAGGTCTGGCCGCTTCGTACGGCGTGATGGCGAAGGCGATGGACAAGCTGGTGACCAAGGACGAGTTCGAGCCGACACGAGGGCTGGTCCAGGTCATCGTCGCAGCCATCGTCATCGTCGCCATCGCAATCATCGCTCGCGGGTTGTTTATGTCATGAGCGACCAGTCACTCCTGCTGGCGATCATCAACGCCATTGCGCCCATCCTGGCAGCAGTCGCTGCCTGCGGCGCCGTGTTCGTGAGTTGGCGCAATGGGCGCAAGGTGGACGCCACGTGCCGGAAGCTCGACGCAGCGGACGAGAAGATCGAAGTCATCCGTGAGACGTCCAAGCGCTCGGTCGAAGAACTCGACCTGATGGCCACCGGCGCTCACTGGAAGGGATACCACGAGGGTGTGCAGGCCGAGAAGAAGCGCGCATCCGGGTTCGGGCATTTGGACGTAGAAGACTGGAGGGGATGAAATGAAATTTATCGAAGACGTAAAGGGCGCATGGCGCCATTTTTCCACCATCGCGCTCGCCGCAGGTACTGCGGTGCAGGGTGTGTGGATGGCCTACCCATCCGACCTGAAGGCCAAGCTCCCCGTCGCCACCGTAGAGATCGTGTCCTATGTGACCGGCGTGATTCTGCTCTGGGGCCTGATCGGCAAGTTCATCCAACAACCACCGAAAGCCTCCGATGCGCCTAGTCCTGACCCGAAGCCCTAGCGTCAACAACGCCACCGTCGGCACGCTCTACATTGACGGCGGGTTCGCCTGTCATACGCTGGAGGATCAGGTCCGTGAGATCCCTGGCGTGCCGGTGGCTGACTGGAAGATCCCACACGTCACGGCGATCCCTGCCGGTGAGTACATCGTTTTTCTGGAGAACAGCGGCAAGTTCGGGCCGGACACTCTGACCCTGAAGGACGTGCCCGGCTTCACCTACATCCGCATGCACGCGGGGAACTCGTCCACAGACACCGACGGCTGCATTCTGCTGGGCATGCGGGCCACGGAGTGGTCCCTGGTCGGTGGCACCTCGCGCCCTGCCGTGGAGATGGTGAAGGCTGAGGTCCGCGCTGCGATTGATCGCGGTGAGGTCGTCCACATTGAGGTCCGTAACCCGACGGAGTACGCATGAACCCCTACACGGCTCTTGGCGCGGTTGTCCTGGTCCTCGGCCTGTTCGGGCTGGGCGTAGGCGTCGGCATCCGTTGGGAGAAGGGTGCCGTCGCCATCACGAACCAGCACGTGGCTGAGGCGGTGGACGCGGCGAACGCCGTCGCTGCCGATAACGCCGAGAAGACGGCCAAGGCTATTGCCAAGATTAACGTCACCAGCAAAACCATCTACAACGAGGTGCAGCATGAAACCCGGACTCAAACTGTCTATCGTGACGTTAACTGCAGCCACACTGATGATGGGCTGCGGCTCGTCAATAAAGCTCTCGACCCCACCGAACCCCAAAACCCCGCTGGTGGAATTAAGCTGCCCAAAACTGACGCCCCTCGCTGACAAGTCGTTCGGCGCGACCACTGACAAGCTGGTCGAGGTCGCTGGTATCTACCACGGCTGTCGCGCCGCCGCGCTGGCGGAGTAAAAGTTGTCTCCTTGATCCCTCGGGGTCATTCACCCGGACCTTAACCGGTCCGGGTTCTTTTCTCTAACTTAGATTTGTGTTAGATTACGCATATTCGGTTTAAGGCAGGTCACGACAGTACCTCCGGTCTACGCATGCTCGAAGCGACATTTCGGCAAAGAGTGAAATCTTTAATCGAACTTAGAAGGAGTCTGCCAAATGGCAACCACCAACTTTGGGCTGCTGACCAACGAGCAAAAGACCATCTGGTCGATGGACTTGTGGAAAAACGCCCGCAATCAATCTTTCGTCAACAAGTTCCTCGGCTCCGGCCCGAACTCCATGGTTCAGCACATCACTGAACTGAAGCAATCTGAAAAGGGCGCACGCGCCGTGATCACGTTGCTGGCCGACCTGCAAGGTGACGGCGTCGCGGGTGACCGTACGCTGGAAGGCAACGAAGAAGGCATGCTGACCTTCGACCAAGTGATCCGCATCGACCAGCTGCGTCATGCGAACCGTCACGAAGGTCGTATGGCTGACCAGAAGTCCATCGTCGAGTTTCGCGAGAACTCGAAGAACCTCCTGGCCTACTGGCTCGCCGACCGTATCGACCAGATGGCGTTCCAGACGCTGGCTGGCCGCAGCTACTCGCTCAAGCCCGATGGCTCGACCCGCGTTGGCTCTGACCTCCAGAACCTGGAGTTCGCTGCTGACGTGTCGGCACCTTCGACTCGCCGTCTGACCCGCTGGGACAACACCGCCAAGGCGCTGAAGACCTCCGTGTCCGGCAGCAACACTTCCGCCGCCCTGACCGCTACGGACTATCTGTCCTGGCAGACGTTTGTGCAGCTGAAGGCGTATGCCAAGGACCGCTACATCCGTGGCGTGACCAACGGCGGTGGCGAAGAGACCTACCACGCGTTCATGACGCCGCAGGCCATGGCCAAGCTGAAGCAAGACACGGACTACATGGCCAACTTGCGTTACAGCCAGAGCAAGGATGTCAACGACAACCTGTTCACCGGCAACACCGTCAAGATTGACGGCATCTACCTCCACGAGTTCCGTCACGTCCCCAACGTGTCGGGCGCTGTCTCCGGCTCCGGCAAGTACGGCGCTGGCAACAACGTGGACGGCTGTCAGGTCCTGTTCTGCGGTGCGCAATCGCTTGGCATGGCCGACATCAAGGCACCTGAGTGGAACGAGAAGGGCTTCGACTACGACAACTCGCAAGGCATCTCGATGGGCAAGATCCTGGGCTTCCTGAAGCCTAAGTTCGGCAACATCTATGAGTCGGGCGCGGTTGAAGATTTCGGTGTCATCTCTTGCTTCGCAGCTTACTAAGGAGAGCACACCATGAAGAAACTTGCAGCACGTAACGTGCAGTACCCTGTGGTTGCCGAGTTCGTCTTTAGCAACAACGAATGGGTCATTGACTCCGTTGATGGCGTGAAGAAGACCTTCGGCTCCACCGTCGGCAACTCGACCGATCCGCTGGAATCTGGCCTCACGGCTGGCACCGGCGTCGTCTTCGACTGTATCCCCATGCCCATCGGTGCGGTGATCGTCGGCGGCGAAATCATCGTCGAGACGGCCTTCGTCGGCATCGGCGCTGGCGCCACGTTGAACCTGGGTATCGCGGGCAGCACGTCTGCCCTGATCTCTGCGTTCGACCTGGACGGCGCTGCGGCTAACGCCCGCCAAGCCCTGTTGCTGACCAGCACGTTGCTGTGCAACGCAGGCCAGAACATCCGTCTCACCACGGCTGGTCTGACCGCGACAGCGACGGCCGGTAAGGTCCGCGTTCGTGTCCAGTACACGACTGACGGCAAGGCCAACGAGAACGTGATCGCCTAACAGCGAGAACGAAAGACAGGGCTTCGGCCCTGTCTCCCTTCAACCTTAACTCCGCACACAACCATGCTCTTCATCTCCAACCGTGACATCACGATCAGCTCAACCACTGGGCACTCCATCGAATTCAAAAAGGGCGAGCCGACGAACGCCCCGGCGATTATGTACGCCGAGCTTCTGACCCAGGGTATCGTCCCGACCGAGCCGGTCGAGGAAGCCCCCGTCGAAGAAGGCACAGTCGCACCGCAGGACCCGGCGCAGTTCAAAGCAGCTGTGTTCGCCGCGTTCGAGAAAATCGCGCTGAAGAACGACCGCAATGACTTCACCGCCGCTGGCGCACCGCACCTCTCGACCATGTCGAAGGTGCTGGGATGGAATGTCAACGCCAAAGAACGTGACAACCTGTTCGCGGCCTGGAATCTGGAGCACTCGGCGAAATGAACACCGCCGAACTTCTGGCCGTGTTCAGGGAGGAGGTCGTCGATCAGGCGCTTCCGTACCTGTGGTCGGACGCTCTTATCTACACCTACATCAATGAAGCTCAAAAACAGTTCTGCCGCCAGACCCGAGGTATTGAAGACTCACGCCAGTTCACTTTGGACATCCTCGTCGCCGAGGAGTGGTACGCAATCGACCCCCAGATACTAAAGCTCCGTAGCGCCGTGAACAGCGCAGACGGCACCGACGTTGCCATTATCGCCGTCGAGAAGATGGCCGCGAACAACATGCGTTTTAGCGGTCAGGTTGGACCGATCAGCGCACTGGTCACCGGCATGGAAAAGGGCTACCTGCGCGCCTATCCGACCCCCAACGCCACCGCCACGGTTGAACTCCGGACGTACCGGCTACCAATCGATGCTGAGGCGGGCGACGACCTTGAGATTGATGCACAGCACGTGGTCCCGCTGCTGTCGTGGGTCAAGCACAAGGCATATCTGAAACAGGACTCCGAGACCTACGACAAGAACGCCTCGGACCGGCACCGTGTGACCTGGGACGCGTACTGCGCGGCCGCGAAGAAGGAAGAAGATCGTAAGCGGCCTATCAGTACGGTGGCCTACGGCGGATATTAAACCTGAAGGAGTGACCCATGCCCATCAAACTCGGAACCCCAGTGGTTCAAAAAGTACCGGCCCCTGTTACTGGCGTCGTCAAGGATGCCCAGTACATCAAAGAAACCGGCACCTTCCAGTACCTCGTTGAATCTCCAGATTCCGATGGCGACGGCCAGCCTCAGACCCGCTGGTTTGACGAAGACCAAATCGAAACTACCGGAGAGCCAGCATGAACGAAACCATCAACATCACCGACCGCGTGAACGGCTCTACCGGTGTAGCAGCTGTCGCCCAAGAACGCCTGGGCCTCACTGGCGTATATCACGGCATCTGCGAGGGCTACAAGCCCCAGCACGAGAAGGAGTATCTGCGCGAGTTCCCACGCCTTCAGGCGTTGCGGACACAGCGTGACTACCTGATCGGCCTGCACAGTGCAGAAGACCGCGAGAAGCTGGCCAACTGCCTGAACGAGTTGGACGCCTTTGAAGCCTTCATGAAGTCTTTGACGGAAGTGAAGTGGGACCAGTTCGCGCCCAACGTGGTGACGACGGTTGGGGCAAACCTTGCGCTGGACACGATCCTGGCTGGGTCTGCCTACACTGTCACCGGGCCTTACATGGGCTTGATTGGTGCCGTGTCCTATGTGTCGGTTCCGGTTATCGGCGACACGATGGCCTCTCATGGAACATGGACCGAAGCCGGGACAACCAATGCACCGACGTACACAGGCCCGCGCAAGACGATTTCCTGGTCGGCAGCAGCCTCCAAGTCAAAGTCGCCATCTTCAGCACCTGTCTTTGCCATCACCGGCACAGGTACAGCGAAGGGCGTGTTTTTGGTCTACGGCTCGGGCGCGGTCAGCACCATCGACAACACCTCGGGCGTGCTGTATTCGGCCGGGTTGTTCTCGGGTGGCGATCAGGCGGTGGTGAATACCAATACGCTGACGGTTACCTACGCCGCCACGGCATAAGGAGACGACATGACACCAGAACAAATCACCCTTGTAAAAGCCGCCATCGCAGCCGATCCGGTCATGTCGCAAGCCGCGATGGACCCGCCCGGCCATCAGGTCGTGCAAAACGCGCTCAACGCCATCGACCCTGCGTTTTTTGTCTGGAAAACAACCTCGGACGCAGCCGCGATCAACGATGCCATTACATGGGCCAACCTGACACCATCAGA